TTTTGTGTTGTTATGGCTGCCATCACATCTATTTCATCATCTTTGTAGTGCGGGTACATGGCCATGAGTGCTTTGCGTTTGGCACTGAGTCCTGCTTCTTTTTTCTTTGGAGCTATCCAAGGGTGTCTAGGCGTGCCCAGCCCTGGACTCACTGTGGTGGCCATGAGCCATTGCAGTCGCGGGTGCCGGCTCACGTTGAAAAAGTGTTTGTTCAGTCGCTCGTTGCAGGAAATAACATAGAACTCCTGCAGCTCACGTGAGCCTTCCACTGCTGATCCCCAGCGTATCATGAGATAGTTTGAAAACTTTTTCCGCTCTTCGGGTGTGAGTTCGTCGTAGAAGTTTCTGTTCTTGCGATCGAACTGGCGCATTTCGTTGGCAATGTTCAGTTTGTCACTCATTGGTCTTGGTCAGTTTGTAAATCATTATAACACGATCCAGTGCATCTTGTAAAGCAGGATTGGTCGGTGCGGCACGCCGAATTTCGCCCCACATCTTGTTTTCTCGAATATGCACATGCAACGGTCTGCCATCTGCGGTTCTTGAATCGTGATCTATCCGGTGTCCAGATATGGGATCGTATTCATACCCCATTTCGATTCTGGTGCTGGGGTCAGCGCCCGACTCTCGAGCATATACCACACCATTTGCACTTTCGTAGATGTAAGTGGCATCAGGTTTAAGATTTCCCATATGTGTATCCATATTGTACATGTGCCCAACGCAAGAATCGCTCCAGGCCTTCTCGATCATCAGGATAAGTTTCCAGATATATTTTGGCCAAGCGATTTATAGTTTCAAAAATTTGAGGTTCAGTGTAGGCCATTACCAAGCAAGATTGTAATTGACAATTTCACAGTTGCGACTGACGTCTTTCACAAAGTAAACACAGTCAGGCTCTACATCATCGTTCAAGGGCACAGCCAGCATTTGGCCGTTCTTGAGTTTGGGTGCGTACCAGTTTACTTCATGATACACATCCAGTATTTCAATGCCCGGAAAGCTGGGTCTATAACTTGACAGCGGGTTGAATTGAAATGCTCGGAATCCGCGATCGTTTATGCTGGTCAAGGGCAACACTTCAAGGTCTCCAACATCAGGTTCACCTATTAGGATCTGCCAGTCCATGGGCATTTTGATTGTGGCATTGCCTATTCTAAGTACCAAGGCTGGTGCATTAAATGACTCTAAAAAAATCAAAGGAATAAAATGATAGTCTGGATCTACAGGATTGCTGTTGTCCAAGATAGCAAAACGCATGTCATCTACTTCTTCAGGCAAGTGATTTAAATCATAATAGGTGTTGTCAAGTGTTAATATTCTCATTGTGTTATGTTACAGGGTTTGTTGCAAAAAGTCAAGCGATTTTCATCCATTCCAACTTCTCCTGTGTGAAGTTGTATTTGGCCTCTTTATAGAACTGTTTGCGTTTGGTCAGGTGGCGCTTGGCAAACTTGCAGGTTGAGGTGATGTCCCAGATCTGCACATGATCTTTATCTTCAGCTTTGCGAATACCCCGTCCAATGCTCTGAATAACCCTGACAAAACTTTTACCCGGCTCAATCAGCACAAGATTAAAGATTCGAGGAATATTAATACCCACAGCAGCCACACCATATGTGGCCACAATGATTTTGCCTGTGGCATCTGCAACTTCGTCGTATTCTTCTTGGCGTTTGGCTCCTTTGGTTGCACCTGACACAAATACTGCTCGGTCACCCAGTCGTGCAACCAATTCATTGCCAGCAGCCACTCTATCCACTAGCACCAGGGTATTGCCTGTTTCGTTTACCCGGCGTATCAAGTCAGCCATGGTGTCCAATCGGCCCGACTCTTCCAGCAGGTATTTGAGTTCACTTTGATACTCTTTGTACTCCACATGGTCTACCAATTGCACAATGTTCACATGACAGTTGGCCAACACACCTTGCTGTTGCAGTTCGTTGGCACTCAAGCGACCCACCACAGGGCCAAGTCCTACCAACAGGGCCTGGCTTTCAAACTTCTCTTTGGGTATGGTTCCGGTCAATCCCCAACGAATTGGCACTCTAGCCATCACGCCTGTCAGCAGAGTTTTGAGTGCATCAGCCTTGGCCATGTGTACTTCATCTACAATAACACATACCACATCTTCAAGGAACTCGTCGATGGTACAGTCGCCTACTCCGGCTTTGGTATTCTTTAACAAGATATTCAAACTTTGCCAGGTGCAAATGGTATGAGTACGGCCGTATTCTTTTCTATCACCAAAGTAAACACCCACATCCTGTTGCATGTTGATGTAGTCTTTTTCTGTTTGTGTGACCAGACTCTTGTTGGGCACAATCACAATTGAGCGCCCGTAGGGTGTGACCGCATTTGACAAGGCCGCTGTCATGATAGTCTTGCCTGCCCCAGTGGCCACTTCTTGTAGGCACTGTGGATTGGCCAGGAAGTTGTTCACAATTTCAACTTGATAATCTCGCATGACAATGGGCTCACCTGCAGCCGGGTGCCCTTTGGGCCACTTCACATGTGCAAAAGAATCCTCACGAACCTGTTCAAACTCAAACTTGGTTGAGTAATCACGTTGATCATCTAGTTCAATGTCATAATCAAACTTCTCAAGTATGGGAATGATCTCAGGTAACAGATTTGTGTAAGTGCTACCGCCCAGTTGAAAGTATGCAACCTTGCCATCCCAGCGTCCCAGTCGCACCGCTGGCATGTAACGTGCCGCAGGGTTTTCATATTTGAAAGCTGTGACCAGGGCTTTGCGTACATCCAAGTCCAGGCCATCTAGTTTGATATTGACTTCGTCTTTAATTTGTATTGTACATTGGCGCATAAGTGTTTATTAGATTATTGTAAAATTTTATATCTTCTGCAAACATAAGTCCCAATTCAGCACTGGGCTCTGTCGAAAGAAAAATATCTTGTATAGTAGTAAAGATTTTTTGTTTGGGCAATGACGATGGATTCATTCTTTTGTTTTGAGGTATTTTTATATTAATATCTTTAGTAGCAAGAAACCAAGCAATTTGATTTTTTAATTCTTCGTCGTTGAATGGTTCCATTGGGATCCAGTGTATTTTATTAATTGTTTTTCCAAAAGCCAGATTATAAGGAATGGTGTGAGCATCAAGTAGTATAATGTTGCTGATAAATTTAGAAAAATCAGATGATTCTAATAGTTTCAGAATCAAATCATAGTTATGATCATAAGACATTGTTAACACCTGCGTAATACCTTTGACCCGTCGGGTCATTGGATTCATAAGCAACCCAAATGCATTTACTTTGTTCCAGTCTAATTCGGCAAGTTTTACTTCTGTCCAGCCCAACTGATTTTTAAAAAAATTAGTATAGTATGTGTTGGCGCATTTCATTACCGGAATATATACTACATTTTTATATTGATATCCACAGGAGTGTGTGGTTTGATTTTGCCAATAATTTACATCTTCAAGCTCGGCTATCCGAGAAGGAAAATTATGTACAACGTCACATTCTTGTCTAATAGAGTTTGGTAATTTTAAAAAATCATTGTATGTGTTAATACTGGGCCACCCAGGATCCTTTACTTGGTCATAAAAATGTTTAATAAAATAATCGCTCATAATCTAGTATAACATATTTAACCAACAAAAGTCAAAAAAACAGACACCTTTTTTAAGGGTGTCTGTTGCAAAACCCGGGCCGGAGCCAACCAATGCCCGGGGTAAAATTTAACTGTATGTCTTGTCTAGTTTGATACCGGTCAATCCAGCAACTGTTTGAAACTGATCCCACGCATCCTTTGCGGCCGGGTTACGTTCCAGCTCGCTGTCGGGCAAGCAGGTCTCCAACCAAAACTCTCTACGACGACCAGGGTGTGCCCCAAACTGTCGTGGTTGATGCAACTTGCCTTGTTCCCAAAGTTCAATACTTACACTACGGAACAAGTCTTCGTCATCATATCCGGACCATTCAGAGTTACTCCAGGCACCTCGCCCACTGGGGCGGCCGCCACCGTATTCTGCCCAAATGTCTGCCCACTGTTCATCATCACGTGGATCGAAATTTGTGCGAGCAATAATCACTAGCACATCGTCAATATCAACTGTGCCATCCACAATGTCTTTGATGCATCGACTGTAACTTAGACCGATTTTCATATATTTTATGCACCGTAGTATTCCAGGCTCTTCACAGTAAAGCCTGCTTCAGCCTGTTCGTCTGCTTCGTACTGTGTGTCCACAGAGTATAGGTACAAGTCACCTTCATAAATTTCGTACATATCAGTCTCCAAAAACCAAAATCAAAATTGCTAAAAACACGGACCAGCCAAGGTGTCCTAACATTAGCAACATCAAGACACCTATCCAGGCCATGTCAAACTCCTATTAACATGTTCTGAATTGATCAGAACTTGTGATGGTAATTGTACCAAGCGGAGTGAGGTTTGTTTCCCCGACCTTAAAACATCCAATATCAGGATAACATACATATATTGTTTTGCCCTTGATTGCAAAAACCTCACCCACCTCATCTTTGTGTATTTTACCGTTTTTAATTATGATATCATACGCACGTTTATCGGTAGTTTCCATTACCTTGTCGCCAATTTTAAATCCCACATTGCCTGGTAGGTTTAGTTGCTGCAATCTAAATCGCTTCATTATGGCACTTGCCACGTCAGGGTGTCCCATCATTTCTGCAATCTCTGCACAGTCTTGAGCAGTCAGGTACACAGTACGATGACCATTACCTTTCTTGTAGTCATCGTTTTTGTACTTGTAGGCCCAGGTTTCTGCCTCGTATGTAATGTGGTCATACCAACCGTCAACTGATGTATAACTCATCTAGATTCCTTTTGTGTGTTACTGAGACTACAGTTTAGCAAATTAGAAATTACTAGTCAACTGTAAAAAATAACCCTGTGCTAGACAGGGTTATTGCATAATTAGGCACTCTTCATGCAAGTGGTTTCTGCCAGGCGCTTCCAGTTCAACACACTCATCTTGCGCAAGTCAGCAATCTTGAGAGCCATACGCAAGCTCAATTCACGCAAGCGATCCTTGTTTGTTAACATAAAGTCAATGATGTCATCTTGCACAGCTTCGTCAAACTCGTAGTCTTGGAACAACACACCGTCCTTGGCAATCTGCTTGATACGCAACAATTTGTCGCGCTGTGAGTCCAAGGTCAAGTCCAGGTAGTGACAACGACTTTGCAGTGCATCCAAGTGATCACGCAATTTCTGCGATTTCATTTGATCAAACTTCAAGTTGGTAATGAAAATTACCGAGCCCTTGAACTCGAATCGATCTGGGATGCCTTCGCGACGCAAGGCACTGGACTCACTCAACCAAGAAATGGTGCGTTTCTTGCCGGAGTCCAAGGCACCTTTCAGCAAGTTCAAGGCCACGTCGTCTAGCAAAATGCTATCACAGTCGTCAAACACAATCACACAATTCTCATCTGAGTATTTGTACAGAGTTTGAAAAAGGCCAATTGGGGTGGCCGAACCTTTCACAACCTCGGCACGCAGACGCTTGCCTGCCAGCTTGTCGAACAAACAGGCCTTTTCAATTTCACTTTCAACACCAAAGCTCTTGCCCACGCCCGGAGGGCCCGACACAATCATGGCACGGATGTCACCGGTGACAGTGGCCTTGGTCATCTCTGTCAGGATGTCAAAACGCTCACGAATACGATTCATTGCATCCTCGTCTGATTCTGCAACAAGGACGGATTTTTCAAAATGCACTGTGTTATCTTTTGTCATGCCGTTAGTATACTCTATGTCTGAAATGTTGTCTACACTGATACGGATCGTTTCAGGGCAGTTCGGGAAGGTGCCATTGTTTTTGACTGTAACATAGTTACCTTTTGCACCAGTTTGAAAACCGCTCACAAGAACAAATTCTTGGTTACGGACGGGTTTGTTACGGTAGGTACCGTTAACTACTTTGATTGCACTCATGGTTGGCTCCTTTTTGTGCGGGTTAATGTTTGCTGTCTATGTGTGTATTATAGCAAATTGGGATTTATTGGTCAACCGTTTGAGTTTCTAGCACTTGTTGTGTAAAAACAACACCCCCATACGCTTGCTGAAACTGCTCTGCTACTGTTTTAATGAAAAAAGTTAATACTTTGCCATTACCTGTAATCAGAGTGTATTTCATGTATCCCTTTTTGCTTTGTATGCCACTATTGTAGCAGATCGGGAATTAATGGTCAATTACACAAAAAGTATTACTTTTGGTAATCCACTAGTCTCTGCACAAGAATGCCGTGCTCTGCATCCATTTCCTCGTTGGAAACATAGAAGTCTGTGGTGGGGTCATAATATCGACCTTCTCGGGGATCGTAATACAGCACACGGCCTGACGCATATTTAAACGGACCTTCTAGCCCGTTACGTGGACCATACTTTTGGCGCATGAGGTCTGTCTCGAACTTGTCTGCAATTACTTTGTAGCCCACGGCAGCTCCTGTTGTCTGTATGCGTCTATTGTAGCAAATTCCCAATTATTGGTCAATTACAGCAAAAGTATTAGTTTTTATCGCCACAGTTGTGTGATAACAGGATCATGTACGTCATGAGGTTTGGGTGTACCATGGAACACAATCAGAGCAGTATCAGGAGCAATTGTCACGCCCAGGCCCGGGCGCAGGTGTTTGCGTTTGAAAAAATCAAATCCTCCATCTAGACATTGCCAGCGATAACTTTCAAAGAACTTGGTTTCAAAAAATCTTCTTTGATTGACGTCAATCACAGCACTGATGTAATCCTGGTCTCCTGGATAACTTTTGATTGTGGTCTTAAAATCAGCTGCATTGAATTTTTGCCACACCCAATCAAATCGAGCCACATTGAACCACATCATGCTGGAATTGATTGTGTTTGGGTTGCCTCTCTGCAGATACTTGAAATCTCGAATGGCCCAAAAATAATCAGTTGACAGTGCTTGAACAAAATCCAACTCACGTGCTATCACCACGTCCAGGTCCAGGTACAACAGGTTGCCGTCAAAATGCTCAGAGTTGAACAACTGCATCTTGTACCACCATGAGCGTTTGGGACCTGACACGCCTAGATCAGTCAATATGTGTTTGATCATGTGCGGTGGCACTGACCTGTCATGTTCGGTATACACATGCATACGAATCCCGTCAGGAAATACTCTGCACAACATGTTGTACAGTCGTTCCACATACTGCCAGTCATAGCCATTGCCATGTATCACGCAGGCACAGTCAATCATGCTGTCAGTGCTGGCTCTATTCTTTTTAGCCATAATCCTCTTTTTATTTCATCTACAGTGTATTCTGTGTGACAAATTTGTGTGAGCCAAAGCTCACGGTCTTTTGTGTAGGGCTGCTCAAGATCAGGAAATCCCACTCCCACTGGATATGCTAGACTGGAGAATTCGACCACGGGTCTTACTCCAGCTATGGCTGCTTGTATTCCTGGTCCAGAATTATAATTCACCAAGGCATGACAATCATAATGCATGTCAAAACTATCGTAAGTGTTGGGCAATTTGTTAGGTACTTCTACAGTTATGTCTTGCGGCAAATGGCTTATGTCTAGTCGACAACGCGGATGTGGTCGTACTGTGATCGGACGATCTGTGTTGTTCCTGAGTATTGACAGAGTAGTGTGCAACCAATCTGTCATGTTCATGCCAGTGACCTGTAAACTGCGATCATGTTGCAGAGCCACAATGATGTTGGGTTTGGGCCTGAGTTGCGTGGCCAAACTAATTTTTAGTTTTCTAGGGCGATCCCAATTTAAATTATCCAAGTGCCCGTAGTAGCCTTGAGCCGTGATGTTGTTTACTGCTATTTTCCAAGTATTACCGCGATACAATGCCCCAATTTCGATCACAATCACTGG